GAGTGGCGAACAGTGATCTTTGATGACGAAGACGACGAGCGTCAATTCGCTATCGAGAAGGCTGAGAAGAAGCTGAGAGTGAGGCCTCAGGTCAATGAGGCGCTTCGGCTCGCTCGGCTGTACGGTGGTTCGCTCATTATCATTGGCACCAAAGACAAGGACATGAGCAAGCCGTTGAATCCCGAGGCGGTCAAGAAAGGCGACCTGCTGTGGCTCCGCACCATTGAGCGGTGGCGTGTTGCTGCGGGCCCTGTGCGGACTACGGACTTGGCGTCTCCGAACTTTGGTCTGCCGGACTTCTACATGCTTGCGGAAAGCTCGGTGCAGGTGCATCACACCCGCGTCCTCCGCTTCGACGGACAGAAGCTGCCGTACTTCGCCTGGATGCAAAACGGCATGTGGCATGACAGCGAGCTTCAGCACGTCCTTGACAGCATCATGAACGCCGATACGACGTCCAAGGGTATCGCGACGATGCTCTTTGAGGCGAATGTGGATGTGGTCACTAGCGAGGGGCTCAGTGACGTGCTGGCCACAAAGGACGGGGAAGCCCGCTTGACAAAGCGGTTCCAGCTTGCCGCCATGATGAAGTCGTTCAACCGAATGCTCCTCCTGGACGGAACTGAGACTTACGAGAAGAAGTCAAACCAGTTTGCCAACCTTGACAAGATCTGGCTCCAGTTCATGGTGGATGTATGCGGTGCAGCGGACATTCCCATGACCCGCCTGTTCGGGCAGAGCGCGGCAGGGTTGAACGCTACGGGCGACAATGACGTCCGCAACTATTACGACATGGTCAGCGCCAAGCAGGAGTCGGAGCTTCGCGCTCAACTGGAATACTTGGACGAGGTTCTTGTCCGCTCCGAGCTGGGCACCATGCCCGACGACTACCGCTTTGACTTTAACTCGCTGTGGCAGATGTCGGATGCGGAAACTGCCACTATCCAGAAGACCCGTGCAGAGCGCGACCAGATCTACCTGAACGCTGGCGTCGTGACAGAGGGTGTTGTCGCACGCGAGCTGAAGGAAGACGGAACTTACAAGAACCTTACTGACGAAGACATCGAACTTGCTGAGGAACTGTCCGAAGCTGCACCGGATCCCGTGCTAGTGCCTGGCGCACCAGTACAGCCCGGGGCCGCACAGCCGCCGCAGGGGCAGCAAACACCCCCAGGCCCTCAGGGTAACACCGATCCCAAGCAAACGGCGTCCCCTGCCGGCACTGGTAAGGCCCAATGAGTACCATCAAGCTCCACGTTCATGCGAAGCAGTACCCTCACGCGGGGCGGATGCGTAAGCGTATCCGCATCCTGAAGGGTAGCAAGCCGAACCGCAAGCTGGAGCTATGGTATAAGGCCGAGCTCTTGAAGCTCGTCAAGTTTGTTGCGAAGCGCACCGAGGACGAGCTCCTGCCACTGCTGAAGCAGACGGAACGCATGTGGTCAAAGTCTGCTGACTCACACATGGTAGGTGACGGGATATGGGACGACATCAACAAGAAGATCAATTCGCTTTCTGGTAGCTTTGGGGGCTTGCGTGATACTGCACAGCGCCTGGCGGCACTTGCTGCACAAAGATCGAAGGAAAGTGTTGATGCCTCCCTTGCCGCAGCCATCCGAGACAGTGTTAAAATTGATATCACTGGGGCGCTTGGAAGCGGGAGCATTGCGCCGGTCATGGAAAAGGCAATGGTTCAAAACGTCGAACTCATTACCTCCATCCCGGATCAGTATCTGCAGAAGGTGCGCCAAACGGTGTTCGAGGGTGTAGGTAAAGGCGAACGATACGAGCAGGTGGCGGACAGGATCCAACACATTGCGGACGTGACCGAAAGTCGAGCGAAGCTGATTGCACGCGATCAGGTAAGCAAGATGAACGGGGCCTTTAACGAAGCGCGACAGACATCGTTAGGAATTGATAAGTACGTCTGGAGCACTTCGCATGATGAACGGGTACGTGACAGTCATGCGGAGAACGACGGCAAGGTGTTCAGCTGGAATGATCCGCCTCCAACGGGTCACCCAGGCGAAGACATTCAGTGCCGCTGTGTTGCGCTGCCGTACTTTGATTTGGACGCGGAAGAGAAGAGCTTAGGCATAACCGAATGACAAAGACCTACGAGGCACACGACCGATTCACCCTCACGTCACGCGAAATGACGTCCGAGGGTTTCCTCGTGGCTCCGGGAACACTGGCTCGCACGGGGATCCAAGAATACCGCGCCTATGAACTTGGTCTGGACGCTGACGGCGTTGATCCCATGAAGGTGATCCGTTTGTACCGTCCGCCGCAAGAAGTGTTCGCACCTGACAGCCTGCGGAGCTTCGAGAACAAGCCTATCACCATTGAACACCCTGCCGGTGGCGTGAATGCTAGTAACTGGTCCGAGCTTGCCAAAGGCGAGGTCCGGGGCTGCACTTGCGACGGCGAGTTCATGAAGGCCACCCTGATTGTGAAAGCCCAGGACGCGATTGACGCTGTGCTGGGCGGTAAGACGGAGCTGTCCAATGGCTACGTCTTTGAACTCGAATGGACGTCGGGAACCGATGCAAACGGTAAGCCCTATGACGGCATTCAAAAGAACATCCGCGGGAACCACGTTGCCATCGTGGATTCAGCTCGATGTGGTGCGGCTTGCCGCATTTCTGACTCTCAACCTAACCTAGGAGTGACAACGATGGCTGACGCCAAGCGAAAAGTCATTGTCGATGGCATCCCCGTTGAAGTGGATGACACTGCTGCGGCGGCTATCGATAAACTGACCCAGGCCCGCGACGGGGCGCTGCAACGCGCCCAGACTGCGGAAGACAAACTCAAGGGCATCAAGGTGGGCGACAAAGCCTTTACCGTTGATGAACTGGTCAAGCTGGTTGGCGATCAAGCCGCCCAGATCGAGACCCTGAAGAAAGACGTCATGACCCCGGAAGCCCGGGACGCGATGGTCGCTGAATGGTCCAAGCTGATCGGTGACGCCAAGAAACTGGTTCCCGAACTCGTTACCGACGGCAAAACCTGCCTGGCGATCCGCCGCGAGGTTGTGGCCACACTGTCCGGCAAGGATAGCAAGGCCAAGCTCGCTGCTGACGCTGTGCTGGCTGGCAAGTCGGTTGAAGCTGCTGACGCTGAGGTGGTTCGCGCCGCTTTCAACGTGCTGGTGGCAACTGCACCGGAGCAGGGTACGCAAGCGCAAGACAGCGGTGACGCTGCTCGTGTTGCTGCCGCACTGGCTGGCAAGCAGACGCAAGCCGCAGACGCCAAGCCCACGGGCCGCGCTGCTTTCCTCCAACGTCAGGCGAACGCCTGGCAGGGCAATCAATCCAAGTAAGGAGCCGCTGAAATGGCAAAACCCGATCTTACCACTTACGGCGGTGCTCTGCGTGACGCTGCCTACTCCGGCATGGTTGCGGACATCTCTCCGCAGACCATTTTCTCCATGACGAACGAGTTGGCCCAGGTCATTGATTACGGCTATGCGGTCGCTCGTGGCACTACTGGTGACGGTATGTGCAAGGCGCCCGCCGCTGATGCCGACGTCATTATCGGCATCTCCGTCCGTACCCCGATCCGTCCTGCGGACAGCTCGGGCAACGTGACGTATGCCCGTTATGACTCCGTCCCCATCCTGCGCTCCGGTTACATCTACGCTATTGCGGCGGAGACCGTGACCCGTGGCACTGGTGTTCTTTCGCTCACCGCTCAGTTCGGTAAGCTCGGCGGCGTGTCCGCTGGTGCTGCTGGCGCTGGTCGTGTGGTCGTACCGAATGCCACTTGGGAAACCGCCACCACTGCCGGTCAGGTTGGCCTGATCCGCATCGCCCAATAACCTGACTGAATAGGAGCAAACAACATGCCCAAGCAAATCCAAGTGATGGATAGCGGCGCTCTTCGTACCGTGGAGGTCGATGAAGCTCGCTATGCAGCGTTCGATTCGGTGCGTCCTGCACTGAGTTCCATTCTGACCGCTGATGCGTCCTTCAGCGGCCGTGACGCGCAAGAAGCGATGTCGTTCCTGGTGAGTCAGCTGACTTACACCGAGAACCAGACCTTCGAGCGTATGTATCAGCCGATGCAGTACGAACAGCTGATCCCGATCGACTACTCCGCTGGCGAGTGGGCCGATGCGATCCGTTACGAGATCTACGACTTCGTCGGCCAAGG